ACCTGGCGGCTTAGACCGCATAATAGATATCTTCACAGGCAGGGGTGGTAATCTGGATAGAGCTACAACTGCAATGCAACAAGTAACCATGGACACTGCCCGCATTACTGGTGATTTCAAAGCTGCGTTGTACGCCTCCACACAACAATTGAAAATATTCCAAACAGTTTTGGAAGGCATTGCTGGTGTTACTGGTGCAGGCACAGGTGTCTCGGGTGCATTATATGGCCTTGCAAGTGCAGGTAGTGCTGGTGCTGTTGCTGCCTTAACTGCAATGGCAATGCCCACAGTAATAGGGGCTGTAGCCAAATCCACAATGATTCGTGGTGCTGTTACTAGAATTGTAGGAGGCGGCGGATTGGGTTTGACTTCAATGCTGGGCTCTACTGGTATGATGGCTGGATTGATGCGGTCAGCTGGAGGAATGTTTGGTGCTGGCACAGGTGGCGGCATAGGAATTGGGAGAATGGCCCTTGGAGCAGGCAGGTTAGTTGGGGGCGGTATAGCTGGTGGCTTGGGCGGAATGGCGGGAGGTAGCTTGTTTGGAATGATGGGGTTACCTACATGGTTAGGTGGAGCATTGGGTGGCGCAGCAGGTGGAGCTCTTGTGGGTGGACTACCTGGCGCAATCATTGGTGGACTTTTGGGAGGAATCTCAGCCGCAAGTGCGGCAGAAACAGCACCTCAAGACCAAGGGGCTGGTGCCCAAACTCCTGTTGATGAAAGTGTAAGACTTATTCAAATGCAAGCTTCCAACACAAGTTACATTGCTGCGGCTGCGGAACTTGCACGTAATGTAATCGCACAAACCACGGTTGGGGCAATGACACCACCTGCGCCACCAACTGATCAATACAGGGCCCTTATTGAGGAGATTCAGAGAAGCAACGAATTTTTGAATCAACAATCTCAAAACCTTCAGAACATAGACAGAAGTGCAAGACGCACTGCTGAAGGCATTGGAGACTTTGCCTAAGTGTAATATTTTTTCTGGGTATTTTTCGCACATAAATATCAAAAACCTAGAGAAACAGAACCCTGATGGCTTGGAAAAAATATTTCACAACAGTACCGAGTCAAGCTAGACTCACTGCACGACTAGCAGAAATCAACAAAGACAACAGTCAAGGTGCAACCACTACTAAATTCAGCAGTTATTTGCCAGAAGTTTATGCTGGTGCGCCCAACCGTGTTGAACGCTATGTGGCTTACGAGCAAGCGGATTTAGACAGTGAAATCAATCGTAGTTTGGACACAATAGCTGAATTCTGCACACAGAACCAAAGTGATGACGATCCCATTCCCTTCCGATTTATTTGGAAAGGAGATGTTACTGAAACAGAAACAGAACTGTTGAACAATGCACTTCAACAATGGTGCAGTATCAATCGGTTAAACCAACGTATCTTCAAAATATTCCGAAACACTGTGAAATATGGAGATCAGTTTTTCATCCGTGATCCTGAAACCTATGAACTTTTGTGGGTTGATGCTGCCAAAGTGGAAAAAATCATTGTCAATGAGGCGCAAGGCAAAAAAATTGAGCAATATGTGATTCGTGATCTAGACTTCAACTTACAAAGTTTGGTGGCAACCAATCCACTGGTACACGATCAATACAGTTTTCCAGGTGGCTATCCCAGAAGTTCCAACCCTGCATCAGGAGCTGGCAACATAAATTATGGCCAGCCCACTACCCCAGGTGGCCGCACAAGCCGTTTTTACAACCCAGCCAACAGCCTTGCTATTGATGCAAATCACGTTGTGCACTTGAGTTTGAGCGAAGGCATGGATCAATACTGGCCTTTTGGCATCAGCATTATTGAAGCTGTGTATAAAACCTACAAACAAAAAGATCTCTTGGAAGATTGTATTCTCATCTATCGTATTGTGAGAGCACCTGAGCGCAGAGTATTCAAGATTGACGTGGGCCAGCTTCAAGGCCAACGTGCTATGCAATATGTGGAAAGAGTCAANNAACGAAATCTATCAAAGAAGATTGCCAAACAGGTGCCTTGATCTCAACACCAAAATTTATCTTTTAGATGGCAGGCTATTGCCATTACGAGATGTTATTGATGAATTTGATCAAGGAAAAACCAATTGGGTTTATAGCTGTTGCCCTACTACTGGTAAAGTTGTACCTGGCAAAATCACTTGGGCTGGAGCAACCAGAAGTCAAACTCAAGTGGTTAGATTGACACTGGATAATGGACACCAAATCACCTGCACCCCGGATCACAAATTCCCAATTTTGGGCAAAGGCTTTGTTGAGGCACAGAATCTGGAAATTGGCGAAAGTTTTATCCCAGCATATTTCCGTGAAGACACTGTGAACCACAGTAAGAACCCAAAAAAGGGCTATACTCAAATTTTTGATCCAGCAACTAAGGAATGGAAGTTTGTACACAGGATGGTAGCACAATTCTTCAAAGATTTTGAAGGTGACACCTGTTTGGTTAAAGAGCAGGTGCATTTGCCCCGATATAAGGATCAGCTGAAACAAACAGTGCATCATCGGGACTTCAATCGCTATAATAACAATCCAGAGAATCTTGCATGGATGAATTCGAAAGATCATATTTGTTATCATGCTGATGCTGGGGCTAGATGGCAGCAATGGCTCAACAATCAGCCAAATGCCAGAGCTATTGCCAGCGAGAGAGAAAAAACAAAATGGAAGAAATTCTGGGGCGATCCGCAGAAGAAAAAAATGGCACTTGATGCTAGAGTGATCAAATACAATACAGAGTTGTTTGATTTGATGCTGTCTATTGCACAAGAGCAACCTACTCTACCTACATTGCGGCAATGCGTACAACTGCTCAACAAAAACAAAAGATTTTTAAATCTATTCAAAAGTAGCAATCTTGCCTTAAAGAATCCATCTAAGGTATATCGTGTGACAACAGCTAATGTTTTGAAGATCTTAAAAACGGGAAATATTGGCTCATATAGGCAATTTGTCAAAATTTACTCCACTGAGCACAATGTCCGGGATCAAAGTATCTACAGGTATAGTTATTCACTTTTCAAGATTTTTACTGGGTATTACGACAGCTTAAAAGAAGTTACTCTTCAAGAACTTGTCGAACACCTTAAAGGCGACAGTGAATTTGTGACTGAGTTTCATACTCTACACAAACATAATAGCAGAGAAGTTTATGTTTGTTACGGTTACGTTAGAGAGTTACTGCGGCATTATGGTTATCCAAGTTTCAACCATTTTAAGGCAAAGCACCCTCAAAAAGGTAGATACCAACATGCAAGACCAGGACTGAATAGTTATCAGTTCTCAACTGAGATGTTCAACGCTCTGCGTTCTGTGTATGGATCACTAAAACAAAATATACACTATACTCAAAAAACTGTGGGTTTCAAGAGATTATACCCAGCCCTGCAAAAAAATGAACAGTTTATAGCAGCATTTAAAAAAGCCAACAATGGCGCATTGAAAGCTAAATTTGGCCCCAATTTAGTCATGAAGCTACTCAACACGCATGGATTCAACACCTACGAACAATTCTTGGAAACAGAGCCTTATTTGAATCACAAATTGGTTAGTGTAGAGTGGTTACATGATCTACACGATACAGGCACCATCACTGTGGATGGAGAAGAAATTTGGCATGATTACCATACGTTTGCAATTGAAGGTGGTATTTTTACAAAAAATTCAGGTGGGGGCACAAGTATTATTGACAGTGCATACAATCCCATCAGCATAACAGAAGATTTCTTTCTTGCTACCAATAGCGAGCAGCGCGGAACAACTATTGATACTTTGAACGCTGGCGAAAATCTTGGAACCATTGACGATCTAAAATACTTCAACAACAAGCTGATGCGTGGATTGGGTATTCCCAGCAGCTACTTGCCCACAGGGCCAGATGATGGAACAGCAGTGTTCAACGACGGCAAAGTTGGTACAGCATTTATCCAAGAGTATCGATTCAACAAATATTGTCAAAGACTGCAAAACAGTATTGCGCCAACACTGGATATGGAATTTAAATTGTTTTTGAAATTCCGTGGTATTGAGGTTCACAGCAGCTTGTTTGAATTGGCATTCAATGTTCCTCAAAGTTTCAGTCAGTATCGAAACATGAGCTTGGATACAGAGCGTGTGAACCTTTTCAGTTCAGCTATGAACAGCGATGCTAGAGCTTACATGAGCAAGCGTTATGCTTTGAAACGTTATATGGGATGGACTGAAGAAGACATCCTGGAAAATGAACGTATGTGGAAAGAAGAAAACAGTGCCAAAGTCAAGGACAAAACTGGAACCAGCCCAGTTGAAGACCAAAGCGTGGGACTGGGCTCCATTGGCATACGACCCAGTCCAGAACCTGAATTTGGCTTGGGAGGTCCAGAAGCAGGACCTGAAGCGCCTCTAGAAGCGCCGCCAGCTGAAGCACCTGCGCCTGCCCCAGGTGGTGAAACACCCCCAACTGAAACACCGTAAATATCAAAATGAATACAAATATCACAAAAACCAACGGCACTACGCTGGCAAGTATTCCTCCCGGGCAGTATAACAGCACAGTCAGCAGTTTGATATTGTTTGGCAAAAACTTTGCCAATTATGGCACTTATTTGAATGAGAATCTTGTTCATCTCATGGAAAATTTCGCCGATCAAAGTCCGCCACAAAGCCCCACTCAAGGCCAACTTTGGTATAAAACAACAGACAAACAAATGTATGTTTGGGATGGCATTGTTTGGAAATTGTTGAATGCAGAAAGCTTGCAACAAATTGCTGATGCCATTGTCAAGAACCGGATTTATGTGAGTGAGAGCGGCAACGACAGCAACAGCGGGCAAAGTTGGTATAGTGCCAAAAGAACAATCAGGGCTGCTTGTGCCACAGCAGCTCAACAGCTGGCTACAGGTGCATTCAGGCCAGATCACGTGGCCATTTTGGTAGCAGCTGGTGACTACACTGAAGACTGTCCATTGGAAATTCCACCAGGTGTAAGCCTTATTGGTGACAATCTACGGTCGGTAACTGTGCGTCCAAGAGTGCCCACTAGTGATGTGTTTTACTTGAACAGCAAGTGCTATGTGTATGGTATTACTGTAAGAGACCATAGACTCAACCCATCAGCATTGGATATAACCCCTGTGGGTTACGCCAACGCCAGTGGCGTCAACACCAGTGCTGTGATTTCCAATACTAGACAAACTGGATTCGCATTTGGCTTTGCGCCTGGTGCAGATATTTTGGTAAGTCCGTATATTCAAAACTGTTCCAGCATCAGTGGTGACCCAGATACTGGGTCAGGCATTTATCCTGGCGGAGGCGGTGTGTTGATTGATCCCAGTGTTTTGGGCCCAAATAACCGCATTCACAGCATTGTTGTTGATGCTTTTACACAAATCAATCTGGGCGGCATTGGTGTAAAAGTCATTGGCAAAGGCTATATGCAGCTGGTGAGTTTCTTCGTTAACTTTTGTCAGTTTGGCTTGCTGTGCATTGACGGTGGCCACGTCACTGCATTGAACAGCAATTGCAGTTTTGGTAATTATGCACTTTGGAGCCAAGGACATAGATATCTCGAAACCACTGATAGTCCTGTTGCTGTTAACCAAACTTGGGCAACAAATGGCGTGAGTTCAGACTTTGTTACCACTGGCGGGACATATGTGTTACCAAATCAAGTCAGTGACTTGGAAATCCAATTTTTAGACTCAGCAACACCGTTGTTGCCCACAGTTGATTACACAGTGAGTAAAGGTGTTACAGTGGGTGGCTTGCCTTGCTCAGTTATAAGTTTGAAGTCTTTGCCTGTTGCTGGGCGCCAATTGCGAGCACGTATCAAATTTGGTAGCTTGATTGAAGCCAGCGGTTATACCATGAGCTATGCAGGTGCAGGTTTGGATTATGCCAAGCTCAGTCCCAGCCAAGATGGTTCAGGATTTGCTGATCCCAACAAATACACCATTGCACTAAATGGCGGCCGCGTTTTCCATACAACTACTGATGAAAGCGGAGACTTTTATGTGGGAGCAGTGACTCCCAATCCAGCTTTTCAAGTTGGTGGCTTAACCATTGCCAATGGGGGTGGCAGCTATAGTGTGGGGGACACATTGACCTTCAGCACACCTGCCAACGTAAACAGCACATATGCTGTGCCCACAACGCTTAAGGTGCTAACCACCTCAGGAGGCAGCATTACAAGTGTTGCAATCCTTATTCCTGGTTATTATATGTTGACTGCGCCCAACAGCACCACACCTGGAAGTTTACCAACCAATCCCATTGCTCCCACTAGCACAAGCGGCGGAGGATCAGCAGCAACGTTCAATTTTGTTTGGGAAAAGCCTGCTGCTCGACCCAGTTTCCGTATAAACCAGAGACGTGGTGCTATTGACGGTCGCAGCTTTTATCAAAGCATTTTTGGATTCATGACGCCTTTCATACTTGCTCTTTCACGTAAAGGACCTTAACAAATGCCCGCACCAATTTTTAACTTTCGTAATGTCAAAGTTCGAGTGGCAAATAATCAACCCACTACCATTTACAAAGTTTCCAGTTTTGACAATACTATTCCCAACAACACACTACCACCTGGTGTTGACCCAAGTGAAGTCAGCATCGTGCTTTTAACTGTTCAATGCAGCAACATAACTGGCAGTCCCAGTAGTACTACGGCCAGAAAGACAATAAATCTCAGCGTGTGGATTGACAATCCTCCAGATCCAGCATTTTTGCCCACTGGCCGACGCTATCTAGTAAATGATTACACTATTATTCCCAACAATGCTTTTGATCCATTGAATGGAAATTTGATCATGAGCAGTGGAGACAGTTTGGTTGTGCAAGTAAGTAATCCACCTGGTGAAACCACTAACACAGGTACTGATAATTGTGTAGATGTCGTAGTGAGCCTATTGGAAATTGCCAACGCAACTGCAACCTAAAAACATCAGCTTTCTGGGCAATAAATAGCTCAAAGAGGACTAGACCCAGAGATGCCAAAATTATTGGATAATCGCGTAATTGGATCAGCTGATCTTGTAGACGTAAGTCTACAAGGTGTTCCTGCTGGATTGGTTTTGAAAGTCACAAGCGACGGCGAACATTTGTTTTTTGGCCAACAAATTGGCCCACCTGGGCCTCCTGGTCCTGTGGGAACTGACGGTGCGCCTGGCCCACCAGGTCCTCCAGGAATTGATACTCAAACACCTGGTCCACCAGGACCACCTGGCCCACCAGGACCGGGTGGCGGACCTCCTGGTCCAATTGGTCCACCTGGCCCTCCAGGTTATGATGGCGGTCCACCAGGACTACCTGGGGCTGCCGGTCCCTATGGTGAAACTGGGCCCCAAGCCACAGGACAAATTCACAAAGCCCAAGTATATGCAACAGCAGGAACCTATTCTTGGTCAGTGCCACCCAACGTTCAACGGATCAAAATCACCATGATAGGCGGTGGCGGAGGCGGCGGTTACGGGGTATATTTGAGCCCAGGGCAAGCAGGCGGCGGCGGAGAATTTCCTGGATTTGGTGGAGTTGGCGGCGGCGGAGTCCCCGGACAAACTGAATTTTCAGGTGTTGATTCAGGCACTCCTGGAGGTTCTCCAGGACCAGGATTTGATTAAAAGGATAATGCAAAGGTGAGTGGAACAGTTGGTTATTATCCTGGAGCTCAAGGCGGTCCAGGCGGCGTATTGGTACAGTGGGTAACTGTGACTCCTGGAACATCCTTGACTGTTGTTGTGGGAAGCGGGGGTACAGGACAAACTTTGGCCTGGACAGGCTCAGCTTTTGTGAATTCACCCAGCACAGCAGGAGGAGCAAGCACTATAAGTGGGCCTAATATTTTTTATTCAGCCAACGGTGGTCCAGGAAGCGTCTATTATGCTTCCACAACAGCTGGCTCTACAACTCCAGCACAAAAATGGAGTGTAAGTCCAGAATACTATTTGTATGGCGTGGGTGGTATCGGTGGTAGCCCCAGTGGTAACGGCAGTCCAGGTAGTCCTGGAGCAATTATAATAGAGTGGATTGACTGATGCCCAAACTTTTAGATAACAGAATAGTTGGACCAAACAGAGACATTTCCACTCCCGTCCTATATGGCGTGCCTTCAGGATATGTGCTCCGGGTCGCTCCCACAGGAAATATTATGGTCCTTACCACTCCAGGTGGACCTCCAGGGCCTCCTGGGCAAGTGGGGCCAGCTGGTCTTCCAGGGCCTGAGGGTCCTCCAGGAGCCAGCAGTTCAGTTCCAGGACCCACAGGGCCGGCAGGACCACCAGGGCCTGCTGGCGGCCCTGTGGGAAATCCAGGGCCTTTGGGTCCAACTGGGGTAAGCGGAGGTCCAGCAGGTCCTCAAGGAGAGGTAGGTCCCACTGGCAACCCAGGACCACCTGGTGGGAACCAAAATGTGTATTCAGCCTATTATACAACACCAGGTACATGGACTGCGCCCAGTGGTGTCCTTGGTGTTAAGTTAACAATGATAGGTGGCGGCGGCGGGGGCGGGGCTACATTGGCAATTAATCCCATTGAATTTGACAACAGTCAACAACCAGGATCAATAGTTGTTGGAGGGCAAGGTGGCAGTGGTGGATTGAATGTGCAATGGGTTCCAGTAGTGGGTGGATCTTCATATACAATTGAAATAGGTCAAGGAGGCCGGGGACAATTTTTACTGGGAGCTCAAGGTGCTAGTTACCCCGATTACAACGGGAATCCAGTGTATTATCCTGAGGGAACATTGGTTCCTGGCATTCCAGGGCATCCCACAACTTGGAGCGGACCAGGCTCACCTACTGTAACAGCTGGTGGTGGATCCACAGCCTTGTTAGGCAATGCTGGATATGGCTTGTTACCAGGAACTATAGGACAGAATACACCAACTACCCAATGGTTTTTGGCACCCAGTGCCTTGCAATATGGTTATGGCGGCAGCACCAGTAGTCCAGGAGGGCCTGGTGCTCTCTTGATTGAATGGATATAACACATGCCTAAATTACTTGATAAAAGAATAGTTGGTGGCAACGCTGACGTCGTCAATACCATACTTTATGGTGCACCTGCAGGCTTAGCACTTATGGTTGCAAGCAATCAGCGGGGATTGGTGTTGGGCGAAGCCCCAACAATACCTGGAGCTAGAGGACCACGAGGGGCAACAGGTGCAGGAGGTGCACCTGGGGGTGCAGGTATAGACGCACCAGAACAGCCACGAGGAGCTACTGGCGCAATCGGACCTGCGGGGCCAGCAGTGGGGCCACCAGGACCTTTTGGGCCCACAGGAGCACCTGGAGCACCGGGACCAGCAGGAGGACCAGGAGTAACAGGGCCTACAGGGCCGATAGGACCAAAAGGCGCTGGTCAAAAAGTAATGGGACAAGCATTTACTAGTATTGGGGGAACCACTTGGACTGTGCCAGCTGGTACTACTGAAATAAAAGTCACTGTAATTGGCGGCGGTGGCGCTGGTGGTCCCAATGCAACTGTAAGTTATGGTAGTCAGTATAGTGGAAATGACGGCGGATGGAGTGAAGGAACATCTGTAATGCTGAGTGGTGGCAAAGGTGGACCTGGCGCTGCTGTGGAATCATGGATTCCAGTAACAGGTGGAAGTGACTTGTCTATTATTGTGGGCAATGGGGGCAACACTCAAGTAGCTGCCCCAGGTACCCCTGGCTCTTTGAGTGCAATTTTAGATGCAAGCGGCGCACCACTAGTGACCAGTAATGGTGGTACTGGTGGGCTATATGCAGGCCAAATAGGACCAGCGCCACCTGGAGGCATAAACGGCACAAGAGGCACAGCCACCAGTGTAGGAAGTATGGTCGTGCTGAATGCCGATAATTTTTTGATAGGTGCTGGAGGGGCTTCAGAAACCGGTGGGAAGTCTGGTGGTGTATTGATTGAGTGGCTGGCAACAGCCATTTAACGAAAAGCAGGTCCAGTAAGCCAAGCTACTAAGGTGCGTCGCAGTCCACTAGTGACTGGTGTAACACGGTGAAGCACAAAACTGGGAAAAACTGAAACCAAGCCCAGATCTTTGGAAATGGTTTGTGGTTCAGAACCCAAATTTACTTGCAAATTGCCACCTTCATACTCACTAGGGTCACTCAATTGGAGCACTACACTGAGTTTGCGTGGCCCATAATTGGTGGATGACACTCCACTGTCAATGTGCCAAGTGTAATGACCTTCATCTTCACCGTGGTATTCAGTGTATTGCAGATGTTCACCAAAGCCCCATAAATCAAAACGAAAATGCTGACCGTTCAAATTGCGGGCAATATTTCCCAGCCTTTGGTAAATCCAGTCAGTATCAGGGCCAGCTTCAATCCAACTGGTTTTGCTCTTGCGTATTTGTTCATAATTTTGTGCAGGATCATAACCACCAATCACTGCTTTGCCAGGTTGCCTAGCTTGGCCCAATTGAATTATTTTTTTGATGTCCTCTCCTGAAAATCCATCCTTCCAAGTGGCAACATTGGCTTCACCAGCACCAAAACTGGGACTTGGTAAAAATTGATACACTGACATTTGAGCACTCCTTTGAATTGAACTATACAACGCACAGTGACGGTCTGCAATAAATAGGAGCATGAGAGCAATGGATTTAGACAGCGCAGGCTATTACAGCCCTGACCAGGACCACTACACAATGCAAAATCAGTATGATCCACGGCGGCCCAAGATCACAATTGCGCATTTGAACCAAATGAAAAGAATGCGCAGTGCCAAGAAACTGGAAAATCTTGTGCGCAGAGATTTGCTGGGCTTGTTGTATGGAGCTCCAGAGGCTGGTGCTGGCGGAATGCCAGGAATGTAACAAAAATCACCCTATTTCTGCAATAAATCAGGGTTATTCTTCAACTCCTTCTAAATAAACACAGAGTCTATCAACTTTACCAAAGGAGACAAACTATGGCTAATAGCAAGCTGTTGAAGGTAATGGATTACCTTATCAACGAGCAAGAAGACAAGGCTCGTGACTTGTTGCACCAAATCTTCATTGAGAAGGCCCGTGCAATTCACGAGGAAATGCTTTCTGACGAAGAGCACGAAATGGGCGGAGACGAGGGTGAAGATCTCGGACACGACATTGAAGCTCACAAGGAAGAAATTGAAAGCGAAGAGCATTATGGCGACGGCACCATGGAAGACGTTGACCTTGATGACGCTGTGGAAGACCTCACAGTAAGTGCTGACGATCATGATGATGAAGACGCTGAAGATGTTGATGTAGATGTTGACGTTGAAGACGACGACATGGACGACGAAGACGACATGGAAGCCGATGATGCAGATGATGAGGAAATGGATGCAGACATGGAGATGGATGCAGACATGGATCATGACGAAGCAGAAGAAGGTGAGCGTCTAAAGGACATTGAGCAAGCTATTGAAGAACTCACTGCTGAATTTGAAGCTATGAAGGCTGAACTGCATGGCGAACATGCAGGGGCAGATAGTGAAGAAGAAACAGTTGACGAGGGCTGGATGGATGACACAGACGACCTTGACGAATCTCATGGCGATAGTGGAACTACTCCAAAAGGCACACATTACAAGTTCTCTGACAACAACGACAAAATCTCTATTGAAGGCATGCCTTACCGCATTCAGTCATCCACAGGCTACGGAAGTGTTGAACATGAAATTGGTCGTTACAATATCAGCGGTTCCCCAGGTGGTGAATGCGAGGTTTACGTAGATGATGCCGATACCTTGTTCACAGGCACAGAAGAAGAGTGCTGGGATTACGTGATTGACCAACTTGGTGGTAGCCCTGGATCAGGCGAACTGGATGAAGACTATGATGAGCTCGATGAAGCCATTGATCTTGATACAGTTCATGTAGACGCCCGTAAGGCTGCTGAAGTGGGCGCTGGCAAGTTTGCCCGTCCAGATGTCAGCAAGACCAGTCCAACACCAAAAACAGCTCACAGCCCAGTTCCTGGTGCTGCGCCAGTTGTAACCGGCAAAGGCGCAAAGGCTGACGGATATCATCTACAACCTGCTCCCAAGAGCAACAGCATGAACATCACCAACCGTCGCAAGAAGGCTAGTGAAGACATGACTCATGTAAGCAAGGAAGGCAGCACAAAAGCCATGCTGAACAAGGATCGTTCCGAAGGCTTTGGTACTGCAAACGTTCGCAGCCCACTGGGCAGCACCGGTACCACACCAAAGAAGTAACAAATCAATCAAAAACTATGCTGTAACTCAAAAGGTTACAGCATAGTTCTTTGAAAACCGCAGGTTTTTTAAATGAAAAACATGGCTTTTCAAACCGGTTGTTAAATATTGTTACTACGAAACAAAACAGGAAACTAAAATGGTCTCAATTCTGCAAGAACACTTGCATTTTGATGATGCACAAATGAAAGTAGTTACCGAAGCCATTGAAGGTGGTCACAAAAACCTCTTCATGGAAGGAATTTTCATCCAAGGCGGAATCAAAAATCATAACGGAAGAGTCTATCCTGTCGACGAGATTCGCAAAGCCGTAGAGCTAGTGAATTCAAGTATTGCCAAAGACAATGGGGTTCCTGGTGAACTGGATCACCCACAAGAGCTTCAAATTCATCTAGACCGTGTAAGTCACAGCATTCAAAAGATGTGGATGGACGGGCCCAATGGCATAGGCAAACTGAAAGTACTACCAACACCTTGCGGTCAAATTGCAAAAACCTTGCTTGAGAGTGGTGTAAAACTTGGCGTTTCATCACGTGGCTCAGGCAATGTCGACCCCTATGGGAATGTTTCAGATTTTGAAATGTTAACAGTCGACATAGTGGCCAAACCTTCGGCACCAAGTGCATATCCAGTACCTGTATATGAGGCTATGTATCACAGAAGGCTCGGCAGCAACATCAGAGACTTGGCAGAAAGCGTGCGTCATGATGAGAAGGCCCAAAAGCATCTCACCAAGACCCTGCTACGCTGGGTTAACGAGTTGAAGATTTAACAAGGAGACGCCAGTCCTATGGAAAAACAACTACAAGAGCTCCTGGAGAACGAAGTGCTTGGCCCCGAAGCCAAAACTGCCCTTCAGGAAGCATTCACAAACAAGCTCAAAGAAGCTGAGACAAAGCTCCAAGAAAGTTATGCTCACCGCTTCGAGCACGAGCGCGGATTGCTTGTGGAAGCCATGGACAAGATGTTGAACGATGTTGTGAGAAAAGAACTCAGTGAGTTCGCTCAAGACAAGCAAGCAGTGGCAACTAAAAAGGTGCAACTCACCAAAGCTGTCAGTGAAGCAAAATCCACTTACAACAAAAAGCTGGCCCAACATGTGAAAATGATGGAACAGTTTATGCAAGGCGAGATCCGGAAGGAAATTGCTGAGTTCCAAGCCGACAGACAACAGTTGGCTGTTCAACGCAAATCTATGGCTAAAGAACTGCTGGAGAGCAAGAAAAGCACTCAAGCTGTCCTCGAAGCTAAAATTGGCAAACTGGAGAACTTTGTTCTCAAACAACTGTCTGAAGAAATTTCCGAATTTCAACGTGACAAAAAGGCTCTGGTTGAGCAACGAATCAAACTGGCAAGCGAAGCAAAGCGCAAGCTGGATGAGACTCAACGCTCATTTGTCAACAGAGCAACCACTGTGGTTGATAAAACCTTGAACGAGGTAATCAAGCGCGAGTTGGTGCAATGGAGAGACGACATCAAGATTGCTCGTGAGAACAATTTTGGTCGTAAGATCTTCGAAGCTGTGGCCGCTGAATTCATGACCAGCTACCTTGCAGAAGGTACTCAAGTCAAAAAGCTCAGTGATCAACTCAAGAAGCAACAAGCAGCACTAGCTGAAGCACAAAAGGCAATTCATGAGAAAGAAAATCTCCTGGAAAGCGTCCGTGCACAAAGCCGTGCAGCACAAGCTCAGCTTCAAAGAGCACAAGTGCTCAATGAGCTGTTGAGTCCCTTGGCCAGAGACAAGAAAAAGATCATGGAAAGCCTCCTGGAAGATGTGAAAACCGCACACCTAAAAGAAAGCTACCACAGATACTTGCCCGCAGTATTGAACCAAACTGCTGCCTCTGCACCAAAAGCAGCGCCAGTAGCACCCAGAAAAGCTGTGGCTCATTCCGGAGACCGCGTAAGTCTCGTGGAAACACAACAAAACCCAACTGAAGATCCTGATCTTCAAAATATCTTGTATTTGGCCGGTGTAGCCAAAGCACAATAAGGAGAAAATGACTATGAAAGGCAACCTTTTTGAAGCCAACTGGAATCTCACCAGAGACGCTCTCTGCGAGGGCCTCACCGGCAATCGCAAGAAAGTTATGGAAGTGGTTCTAGAGAATACCAAGCGTGACCTAAGCAGCAAGGCTGGTATCTTGTTTGAAAATGCAACTCCTGGCGCCACAAGCCAAGGCAATGTTGCAACATTGAACAAGGTTATCCTTCCTGTTATCCGTCGAGTGATGCCCACAGTGATCGCTAACGAGATCATTGGCGTGCAGCCCATGACAGGACCTGTTGGACAAATCCACACATTGCGTGTGCGTTATGCTGACACCTTCCCCAATCCTGCTGTTGCAGGTGGCGTGATTGCTGGTACAGAAGCACTCAGCCCATTTGACATTGCTCGCTTCTACAGCGGTAACGGCGACGTCAACAACCCTCGCGGTGCTGCTGCTGCAACACTGGAAGGCACAGCTGGCAAGAGACTGAACATCCAAATCCTCAAGGAAACTGTGGAAGCCAAGACCCGCAAGCTCAGCGCTCGCTGGACTTTCGAGGCTGCACAAGATGCACAAGCCCAACAAGGCATTGACATCGAAGCTGAGATCATGGCTGCTCTCGCTCAAGAAATCACAGCTGAAATTGACCAAGAAATCTTGAACAGCCTGCGCAACCTCGCTGGCATCACTCTCACATACGACCAAGGCGCCGTGAGCGGCACTGCCACATTCGTTGGTGACGAGCATGCTGCTCTTGCTGTGCTGATCAACCGTGGTGCAAACTTGATTGCTGCCCGCACACGTCGTGGTGCTGGTAACTGGGTTGTGGTTTCCCCCACAGCACTCACAATCCTGCAAAGCGCAACAACTTCTGCTTTCGCTCGCACAACTGAGGGCACTTTCGAAGCTCCAACCAACACAAAGTTCGTTGGCGTTCTGAACAACTCCGTGCGTGTGTATGTGGACCAATATGCTGCTGACGACACTCCTGTGCTCGTGGGTTACAAGGGCCCTGGTGAGATTGATGCGGCTGCATATTACTGCCCATATGTGCCACTAACAAGCAGTGGTGTTGTGATTGATCCCAACACCTTCGAGCCAGTGGTATCTTTCATGACACGATATGGTTACCTGGAACTCAGCAACGTTGCAAGTTCACTTGGTAATGCAGCTGACTACTTGGCTGGTATCGCTGTTAACACGGCGAACTTGAAATTTTTGTGAGCAATATCAAAGGGTTACGTAATGTACCCTTTGAAACACAAAGTTCAAAGCAAAAAGCCCAGCAATGCTGGGCTTTTTCTTGTTTAAAATAAATCCCACCCCTGTGATTTCAATATTTCCAGCCAATCGGGCGGCAATGATCCAACAACCTTGATCCTGAATACCTTATAACCATTATCAATAGCCAGTTGTGTTTTCATTGCATCTTTTTGTTGTGCCTGATAGTACAACTCTTTTCTTTCCTCGATGCTCATATTCTTATTGCCGTGCATCATGAAATTCCAATGATACGGACCATCAATTTCTACCACACAGTCTCCCACAGCAAAGTCAAAAAGACGATTACCAATTCTAAAATTTTTCTTGTAGGACAGATTTCTGTCTTTGAGTTGCTGCTCAAATTCTTGCTCTGGTTTGGTGTTGAATAGCTTGGGTATAATTTTGTCTGGATTCTTTTCAATGAAGTCTAATCTAGCCTCAGAATACTTGGCTTTCTGAGCGTCTGTCATTTTTTGACCTCGACGAGCATTTAACATCTGCTCCACTTTCTGCTGCACAAGCTCTGGGCTGCGGTTTCCAGCTACCTCTTTCATGCGAGCTCTAAACTCTGCAGACCGCTTCATACCACGTTGAGGACTACCTCCATTCTCCTGGAGAAATTGTTGATAACTGTCTCGCCACTTGGCTATTTCTTCCTCACCTCGCTTTTTCCCTTTGTGTTTGGCACCAATTTTTTGTTTGGTTTCTTCGCTGTGTTTTCTGCCAGTACGTAGTTGTTTGTGACGAGCACGCAACTCCTCAGTCCATGGCTTCATAGCACTAACAGGATGCCCTGGAAATTGCTCTTGGTATTCTTGACTTGATAGTCCATGACTTTTGAGATGCTTACCTACCAAGGTACCTAATTGTCTTTTGCAGATTTGACATTCGATCATTTCTCAAACTCTCCTATTTAAGTTTGTAATATTTATGGCTAAATGTCAAAAATTCCATAAAAAAGGCCCGGGAGAAATCCCGGGCCTTTCATGTT